GCGCCGGCTCGTTGCCCGGATCGAGGGCGGGCTTGCGCGCACCGGCTCCGGTTCCTTGCGGGGCCTGCTTTTGCCCGCCCATGAGCTCGGCGCCGTCTTCCGGGTCGGTAAAGCCGATCCGGTCGCGGACCTCGCTCATCTGCACCTTCAGGCCAAGCGGGACGAGGTTCTTGAGCGCCTCGGAAATCGTCTTGATGTCTTCCGGTTCGGAAATCGGGAAGCGCAGCTTCGGATAGGCCGCGCGCGGGCCGAAGTTGATATCGACGAAGGGGCGGACGAGATCTCGATCGAGCGTGCCTTCGAGCTGGCGTCCGTCTGCCTTCTTGATATCGGTGCGGACGTTCTCGTGCACCTTCGCCTGGGCGAGACTGCCCGAGGTGCCGGCGTCGGCCGTCATCGTCTGGCCGATGATCGCCTTCGAGAGTGCCTTGTCGAGATAGACCGCGAAGCCCTCGAACGGCTTTTCGGAAAAGCCCTTCGTCTCGACGAAATCAATCTCCATGTCCTTGGGGATGATCGCGGCGGCGTCCGCGCCGAGATCCCGCACGGCGCGGAGGAGCACGCGCTTGTCGTCGGTTGAGGCACCCGGCCCGTATTTGCCGAGCCGCAGCGGCATGCCGTGCACTTCGAGAAACGCGGCCCAGTCCTTCAGGCTGTAGGACTTCAGCAGGAAGCTCCAGAGCGCGAGGCGGGCGAGGCCGTTGCGTGCCGGGATGCCCGATTTGAGGCGCGGCACGTGGCGGATGAACTTGAACGGTTCGAGCGGCGCGCCGTGAAAATCCGAGAGGACACGCTTGCGCAATTGCTTGCGGGTTTCCGGGTCGAACTGGAACAGACGCGGATCGTGCCATTCGAAGCGCTCCGGCACCCATTGCCCGGCCTCGACCTGCCAGACGATCTCGGTCACTGAATAGCCCTTGGAGAGCGCGTCGAGGCAATCGCCGATGAGGTCGTAGAGATCGGGGTGCTCGGCGATCCGCTCGCGCACGGCGTCGGCGATTGCTACATCCTCGGCGCTGTCCGACGCCGCCTCGACCTGCGGCTCGACCGCCTGAAGCGCCCGCTTGCGGGTGGAGAGAACGGCAGCGAACTGGGTCTCGCGCTCTTCCATCTCCTCGGAAAGCGTCAGGAATTCGTGCATCTCGCCGAGCGCCGCGTCGCGCAGGATCTTCGCCATGCGCGCCGGCGTGAGGCTCGCGGCCAGAAAGTCATCGAAGGTATCGCGCAGCCCGGTGACGGACGGTCCCATGGCCGGCTTGCGCAGTGCGGCGCTGGAAACCGGATTGCCCCATTGGTCGAGGATCTGTGCCATGTCGTTTCTCCTCAGCCGAGCCCGTCGCGGCGCGAACCGAACATGCGGTCGCCCGGCAAATCGTCGTCATCATCGGGTGCATCGCCGCCGCCACGTGCGCCCTCGTACTCATAGGTCTCGCTGCCGTGGCGCGTCGTGCCATGCGCGAGCACAATCGCGATGCCGCCGTCGCCATGGCGCGTGCCACCGGTCTTGGTGCCCTGCCGAAGCGCGGGGAGCGACGGCAATCCCTTGATGACCTTGAAGGCGCGCAGATCCGCCGCGACCTCCATGTCGCGCGGCACAAGGATCATGTCGTCCTCGAACGCGGCTTTGAGCGGCGGCAGCTCCTCGCGATACCACTGGACCGAAATCTTGATCGGCTCCGCGCCGACTTCGGTTTGCAGATCCTCGGCGATGCCGGCGCCGATACCGGTGGCGTCGATGCGCGCTCCCATCCGGCGCGGCAGGCGACGGATGACATGGGCGGCGATCTGGCGTTGCTGGGCGAAGGGCACGCGCTCCAGCTCGATCATGAACGGGATCACACGGCGCAGGGTGCGCAACACCTGCATGGGGCAGAGGACCGAGAGGTCGCGATAGCGCCCAACGTCCATGCCGAAGCCTGAGGGCAAATGCCGGTCGATCGTCGCGTCGATGACGGGATCGAGTACATCCTCGATCCACGCGTCGATCTCGGCTTTCTTCCGGGCATCGGGCAGATTGAAGAAGCCCGGCGGAAGCGAGAGCCGCAGGACGGGCGCATCCATCATCCGCGCCTCGATCAGCGGACCGGGCAGGAAGACGCCGGTGCCCTGGCTCGGGATGCAATAGAGTTCCTCGTCCGCCGCGTCGCGATAGTCCGCGATCAGTTTCTCGCGCCAGTCAGCTTCCTTCTCGGGCGTCCACTCGCCATGGCGCTTGGCGTTCATCATGCAGATGCGCTCAAAGAGCCCATCCTTGAGCGCGTCGTCGAGATCGAAGCGCAGGAGTCCGTAATTGAGCCGGCCGGCGCGAATATCGGTGATGATCTGATTGAAAGGATTGTCCGCACCATTGTGGGTGGAGATCACGAGCACCTTGCCGCCCCACATCAGCAGGGCGAGCGCGGCCTTCAGCAGCTGCTCCAGATCATCCGCGAAGGCCGCTTCGTCGAGGATCACGAAACCTTGCCGGCCGCGAAGGGAGCGAGGTTTCGACGAGAGCGCGACGATCGAGAAGCCGGAAGCGAAGTCGATGCGGAGCGCCTTGATCCCGGTCTCGGAGCCGTCGTCGAACAGGGTCTCCCCCATCGACTTGAAAGCCTTGTTGAAGAGGCGCGCCCAATCGGCCGCGGCGTCGATGAACTCCTTCGCCATATCGAACGAGGTGCCGACGTAGAGGGTATCCATGCCGCCGTCACCACGCGGCGAAGCGGAGATCCCGACAGCCGCTCCGGCCGCTCCCCAGGTTGCGCCGGTGCGGCGGGATTTCTCGACGAAGAGGACGTCGTGCAGTTCCAGCCCCTGCGCGATCGCCGACTGGTAGCGAAGGAGAACCGTCGTCTCCTTCCAGTCGGGCGAGGTCGCGCGCCCGAGCTTCGCCCGAAGCGCCACCCACTCGTCGCGCGAGAGCCGGTCGGCCGGGTCGATATCGGCGAGCCTATTTTCCATCGACGACACCGAAGAGGAGCCGCTTGAACTCCTCCTTCGCCTCGGCCGTCAGCCCCTTGACGCCAGCCGCCTTCTCGATGGCTTCGCCCGCCTGTTTCTTGAAATTGGCCTCGATCACCTTGCGCGTGTCGGCCGTCACCTTCTTGGCCTGTTCGGCCGACTTCAGAGCAAGCGCGAAGTTGGCCAGCATTTCGGCGGTGATCCCGTCAGCCTTCAGCCGCCCGGCGTTTTCAAGTGTCTCGAACACAAGGCTCTTGATCGTCTCCGAGACGAGCAGCGTCAGATCCTCGTCGCCGCCATCCTCGAACTTGGAGGAGAGCGCCGTCGCGATCTCGCGCACTTCGCCAAGGCGATGCGCCATGCGCGCGGTGCGGATGGCAGAGCGATTGAACGCGCTTTTCGAGATCGGCCCCAGCCCCTTGACCGCGAGGCGGAGGTTGAGACTTTCGAGGATGTCCTCCTGCGTCTTCTTGCGGGCGCGCAGCTCGGCGAAGGCCCACGCGACATCTTCCTCCGCCTCAATCGGGAGTAGATCGACGGATGAAAGCCGGCCACGCCCGCGCACCATGCTCATGTCACGCCTCCGGCGGCGACGGCCGCTTGATGCCCTCGATCACGATGCGGCGCGCGACATGATCCGCACCCTTGGCCATGATGGCCGCGACACGAACCGAACCGATCTCGTGAACCTTCACGGCGCCGAGTTCGGCGAGGTGGCGCAGCTCGTCGTGGACCCAATCCCGACTCTTGGATATCCCGAAGGTCGCCAGCGTTTCGCGCAGGAGATCGGAGTTGAGGCGACCGTCCGGCTGCTCGTTAAGCGCCTTCAGGAGGATGAGGCGCGCGTCCTCGCGAATGATGCGGTCCATCATGATCACGCCCTCTTGGACTGTTCGAGAAGGAACTCCTGAAGCCGGCCGGAAATCGCCGCCAGCGGAACGAGGCGTTCGTTGAGCACCTCGATCGTGCCGCGCATCCGTTCCATTTCGAGCTGCATCTTGTGGACGCTCTCGCGGTCCGGCACGCCCTTGAGCTCCCCCTCGACCCGCGCGATCCGATCCTCGACGAGGTCGATCTTGCGATCACGTTCGGCGACGGCCGCGTCGAGCTTGCCCTCCAGCTTGACGACTTTCTCGCCGGCTTCCTTGCCCGTGCGCGTCAGCCAGGAATAGACGATCGCGCCGATCGCCAGCGCGGTCGACAGAACGCTCAGCCAATCCTTGAGTTCACCGGGGCTTCCCATCAGTCACGTCCTTCAACAGCCGCCTTGCGGCGCTCTTCGCATTCGAGAAGGGAGGCGATGTCGCGCCCCCAGAAGCTGGTCACTTCAGCCGCCGTCAGGCGGCGATCCGGGAGATCGACCGGGCGGCTGCACGGTTCCTTCGCCGCCTCCGGCACCGCCCTCCGAATTTCGACGTTGCGGATCTGCGGCACGGGCCGTTCCGGATCGGCGCAGGAGCTGCACGCGAGCGCGATCGAGCCCGCCAGCATTGCCATTCGGCAGGGTGACATTTTTCGCCTCCAGTTCGGCCAGTGCGGCCCGAAGGCCGGAAATCGTCTTCTCGGCCTCGGCCGAGGTCTTCGCGGCAGCGATCGCGTTCTCGGCGATCGACTTCTCGACCGCCGCGTTTGACTTCTCGATCTCGGCTTTCCAATGCGCGTCCCGTGCGGCGAGGGCCTCGGTGCGGGCGGTCTCGACCATGCGCTCGATCGTGACCATGCCCCGCCAGAAGCCGAGGCCACCGGCGGCGAAGAGCGCCGCGACCAGGAGCGCGAGAACGACGCCACGCCCGAGCTTCATGCCGTCTTTAATTCCCAACAGAGCGAGGAGTGCCTCGAACATCAGCGGCCCTCCCCGTTCTCGACTTCCGGCTCGGGCTCCATCTCCCTTGCGACCCGCCGACGCGGCGGGCGGTGGCCCGCCATGGTGCGCATGTCC